GGCGACGATTGCTGGAAACACCAGCCAAGAAATTGGACATCTCACGCCCAAGCGAGTTCACGAACTCCGACGACCGCAAACGCCCAAAGCGTAATGTAGGCACAACCCGAAGGTGGCCACCTACAAAACGGAGTAAAGTACTGTTCAAAGTACCGTACTCGGCGTCGACAGAAGTCTTCGTTCGCTCGATCTCGAGCCCCAACGCCCCCACCGTCTCGAACCACACCCCAGAGACACCCAACGACGACTGAAACAGGATATCATCCCCGTTGATCAGACATGGGACCTTCATCGTCTCCTTCCAAGTCAGACCAGAAGCACGCATTGACCAAAGAAAGGCCAAGCGGTTCTGGAGACAAAGAAGGGGGAACGAAAGGTACGAGCCCATCATCTGACCCACGGAGGGGTAGCCGACGTCGTTCCGCCTAATCGCGCACGAAAGATCAGTGGGACTCTCTAGCCAAAACAAAAAAGGCCGGAGAATCGCCACTGCCCTTTCGCGGACAGACGGGGGGATCACAGAGGAGGAAGAGAGGAGGGTGTTCACGATCACTTCAGCTACTTCGATCGACAGACCATCAGTCGCCGACTTGTAGTCACCAGAAGTGAGAACACCACCGTTGCCGTGGAACCCCGCGCGCTCCAACGAGTCCGCCGTCACGTCACCGCGCTGCAACCACTTGTTTTTGGACAAGTGATTGTAGATGGTCTTGTGAAGGGGACGCAAAAGCAGCTCATCGGAAGAAAACTTTGTCAGAGGACGAGGCTTTCCGGCCGACTGCACCACAATCAACTCGGCCTCGGGACGGGGTCGCTCGGGACGAGATGGACCAGACAGCGCCTCCTGCAAGAAGCTGTCATGATCGATCTCAGTACCCAGGCAACCACCGTCCCGACGGGTTGAATCGGAGGTAGCGCTGAGGGGGGGGGAAGTGAGGAGAACTTGCGATTCGTAGCCGAGATCCCAACCTTTAGGGAAGAGACCTCGGATCTGACGAGCAACGAATGGCAAGTAACCGGCGGGGAGATCGCGTCTGGGACGACGGACTCCCTCGATGAGCTTCTCCAAAAGAGGGCCATTCATGCATTCGCAAGAAGCAGGAAGACCCTTCTTAATGGACTGCCAGGCCATGATCTCGTCTTGACGATCACTCGGGCAGGTTCCCAGAAGCTCCTTGACCTGGCGTGCATGCTCCATGCAGTCACCGGTCGGAGAGAAAGTGGGGGCGGGACATCCGAAGATGTACCCCCAGTCAGATAGAGCGCGGCGGACGTACGAAGACGTCCGAGCTCGGAACGCGCGACAACGTCGCGGGGCACCCGTATTGCGAACCTTGTTTTTCGAATGCAAGGAAGCGGTACAGGCTGCCATCAGGAAAAGTATTACGATGCAATCGTAAT